GTCACCACGGCGCAGGCGGCGCACCCTCGCGGGCTCGCTCCTCCTGCTGGCGCTGGTACTCGCGCACCTGCTCCGGAGTCCATGGTGTCGGGCCTCCGGGCGGTGGAAACGGCCATACCGGGGCGGTCATGCTTTCCGGGCCTCCTGCCTGCCTTGTTCGATCAGGTGGCGGGCTTCGGTCTGGTCGTGGGGCTTCTCTGCCTCCAGTAGGGTGCGAATTATCTGACTGGCTGCGGCTACCTGTCCGGGCGTTTTGGCTCGCTCGTATCGGTGGCCTGCGTTGATGTATGCGGCCTCGGTGTGTGTCATGGTGTCTGCTCCTGTGTAATTTGTTCGATGCGGTACTCTGAATCTTTTTCGCTGTATTCATAATCTCCGCAAATATCTAAAACGGTGGCGTGTGCTTCGGCCTCGCTGCTGGCTTGAATTTCTATGTCGCGCCATGCATAAGACGTACGACAAACTGAAACGATAAATTTTTTCATGTTGCTTACTCCTTTGATCGGGACAATTCCCGCTCCTGCCCCCTGTCACGGGGCAGGCGCTGGCGCTGTCAGGCTGCGGCGATGGGGATTACCCGGCGGGCGATACGGTCGGCCTGCTTTGCTTTGCTGCCGTGTGCCCTAAAACCTATGATCTGGCGGCGGTCGGCGCGTTGGCATAAAGCGCAAAGCGCACAGGTCATGTATTCGGTGGTCTGTGCGGGGCAAACCAACACCGGGCGGCCTTCGGGTGTGGTGCTGTGCTTTGGCGTGTCCATGGGGACAATAACGGCGACTGGCAAACCATGGGCGGCGAGTCGGTCGGCGTGCCCTACATCATCGGCGCTCAGGTTGACCGTAAACCCCCATGCTGTCGCGTGCTTGGCCCATCGGATAGCGTCCATGCTGTGTTTGTGGGTGTACGTGAAACCGTTTCGGCCTCGGTTGGCTTTGACTATCTGCCCGAGTGCGTAGGGGTCGATTGTTTCCCCGTTTCCCGGTAAGTCTCCTGCGACATTCATTCGCCATAGTTGGCCCTTCGGCAGGCGGCTAATGGCCTTCACTAGTCCGTCCAAGTCTGTGCCGCGCTGGTTTACCTTGTTCCAATTCATGGCGGTGTAATAGTCCTCGGCGTAACATGAGCTTCGATAATGGGCGCATGAGGGCGGGCAGGATTCGCGGCTGGTGTACGTCTGGGGTATCGGTCCGGTTTTCCGGTTGGTGCTGCTCTGAATAAAATGGTATTTCATGCGGTGGGCTCCTGTGTGTCGAATGAATATTGCAGTTCGTCGGCGGCTTTTTGGCGCTGCCATTGGGTGGCGGTCGGGTCTTTGAGCATCTTGAGGGCGAAGGCTATGGCCTCGTCTAGTGGCATCGGTGCGGGGTCGCTGTCGCTGTCCGGGTGCGGCGTGGCTGGGTTCATTGTGAAATATTTCATGCTGCGGCTCCGTGGCGGTTGAAGTATTCGGCGGCGCAAAAGCGGCCAAGAATGGCGTTGTAAGTGTCGCGCTTGCTGTGGTAATAATCGGCGTCTTGTTCACCCTTGCGGAAGTTGTGCCACTGGTTGCTGCGTGCGTTGGCTTCTATGTCGGCCTGTAAGCTGCCCGGCTCGCTGTAGTAGGCTTTAAACCCTTCGATGTTGTAGTGGGCGATAAACCCGCTGGCTAAATACAGAAAGTCGTATCCTGTTTTATTGAGTTTGTTTATGTCGCGGCATGCGGCGATGACGTTATTAACAATCCGGGTTTGTTGGGTGTCGGTTAATGGCTTCATGGTGTCGGCTCCTTAGTGTGTCTGGCGTGCTTTGACTGTCATGCGGGTCGATGCTTCGCCCGTCTTGGTGTATGCGCGGATTAGTTGCGGGCTTGCCTTCAGGCGCTGGGCGATTGCTTGCCAGTCGGTGAGGGTCTTTCCTGCGCATTGGGCGAAGTTCACCCGGTAGAGTTGGCCCTCGATGTTCTCTAGGCCTGCATCCTCCAGCTCGGTGCGGATCTGGTCGGCGTCTTTTTTCAGTTTGGCGATGGCTGCGTGAAGCTGGCCCAGCTCGTCCACTTTGAGGGCGAGGGCGTGGGCTGCGGTGACTGCTGCGGGCTCGGCTGGCTCTCCGCTGTCGTGGCGGCGAAAGCCTGCGGGCATCAGGGCTGCGGCTGCGAGGGTGGCGAGGTCTTGGGGTTTCATGGCTTTGATACTTTCACTGTGGTTTCGAGTTGGTGGATTTCAATCACTTGGGAGATGTGGACAGAGTGATTTAAATTTGTGTTTTCTTGCATCCAATTGCGTGCCAAGTTGTGCGCGTGTTCTATGCAGGTACAGGCGGTGGTTTTGACAATCACGCCTTGTGAATACTGGGTTTTTCTGTCGTCCATCATGCTGATGATGTGGGTTATTTTTGGGTTCATGGTGTGTTTTTTTGTGGTGGTTTAGTTGCTGGGGGTCCATTGGCATTTGAAGACGGTCGGGTAAAAATTCCCGGCGTCGGTGTAAATCTTGCCGCTGCTGCTGGCCTTGTGCGGGGCTTGCCCTCCTGTGATGCGGTACTGGTCCCCCCGAAAATCTTCGAGGATTTCCCCGGCGCTTACTGGTTGGCCGTTGTGGGTGAGGGTGCAGGCTCGTCCTGCGTGGTCGGTGCTTGTGATCATGGCTTAGGCTCCAATCATGGTTAAGAATGTTTCACCCCGAATAGCGCGGGCGTCAATGCGGGTATCTGCAAAACCTCGGCGCTTGTAATGGGCTGCGGCGCGTTCGGCGTGGTCCTTGTCTGCGTATGCTTCAAGGCATGCGCTGCCGCTGTCGGTAAAGAACACCAGATAAACAAGGGCGGCGGCTGGTGTGGCTGGGAAATCGTGCGGCATGGTTCATGCTCCTTTGGTGGTGGTGCTGGCAATAAATCGGCCCCGGCGGGTGACTGTGGCGCGGTCGTAACAGTGAGCCCATTGCAGGGCATTTTTCAGGGTTAGGCTGTGGTGGACCTTGTCGAATCCGTGGCCTTGGGTCTGGTAACCGAAGGCTCGTGCGGCTATGGTGCGGATATGGTCGGCGGTGGTCATGTGGTGGGCTCCAGTTGTGCCCGCTGGTTAGGCGGGCGGGGTTGTTTAATATCCGTCTGCAAAATCTTCAAGGCTTGTTACCAGTCCGTCAAAATCTTCATCTGGTCCGAGTAGGTCGGCGAGTGTGTGGACAATCTCGCGGGGGTATTCCTCGCACAATGTCTCCAGATAGTCGGCGCGGTCGGTGTATCCGTTGTTTGTGTAAACGTTTTTCATGGTGTGGGCTCCGGTTTTATTCGTCAATCAGTCCGGCCATGGTCATCATGTCCAAGTGCAGGCAATGAATGGCGGCGCATGGTATCGAGTCGCGCCCATTTCCCGCAATGACGTGTAGTGTTTGCTGTGCTATCAGTGCCTTGCGCATTTCATGGCCAAGATAAGACCAACCAAGTTGGCCAACTCGGTCAATGGTTCGCTTTACAAAATCCTTCACTTGGTCTTGCGCATAAATGCGGTCTGGGTTTGGTTTGAGTTTCATGGTGTGGGCTCCTGTGGTTAGTAAACAATTCGGCCAAGTTCGGCGTTTAGGTCGCGGCCTGCGGTCTCCCAATGCACGGCGGCGGCGTTTGCCAAATGGTTATAAAAATATTTGTAATAGCCGAGCATTTCGGCGTCGTTCAATTCGGGCGGCATGTTTTCGCCCGCGTCAGAGTCGGCGTTTGCATAAAGCAGAGAATCCAAGCGTTCCAAGTCCGCTTGCAGTTTTACGGCGGCTCTGCGGTATTCGTTGCGGCGTTCGTCAAGCGCTTTGGCCTGTTCAAATGTCACGCCATCGGCGCACATGGTGGCCCAAACGGGCGTGGTCTCGGGCAATGAGTCCAACCATTTGGCGAGTTGCTTTGGTGTGAGTTTCTTCATGCTGTTTGATCCTGTCTGTTAGGTTAACGTGGTTGCTGTGAGGTAATAAATGTATCACTTGTCAAGCCCCTAAATCCAATGATTTGTTTTTATGGTGTTTCGGGTTTCGATTGGTTTTTCCTATCAGCGAAGCGGTGCGGCTCTGGGGCTGTCATAGGGTGAGACAGTGCAGGCGCTGCGCTGCTGCCTGCCGTGTCGGTGGTGCTGGGTGGCTTGACCGGGTGGCGCTGGTGACCTGTTGAAGGTGTCGCGGGGCTTGTTTAAAGCGAAGCGGTAGCGGCTCTCTTGCTGTTCTCCTACAATCGCACCTATGAAAACATCTAACAACCCAACCAAGTTAACCCGGGCTCAGATAACCGAAGGGCTCAACTCTGTGCCCGTCTCCCACATACTGGGTAAGAGCGTCTCGCGGGAATTGACACCGAAGCAACGGGCCTTTGCTCTTGAAGTGGCGAAGGGGTCAACGGGTGCAGGCGCATACCGCAAAGCCTACAGTCCTAAGGGCAAACCCAAAACTCACGGGGATAACGCATCAAGGCTGAAGGGGGATGAAAGAATAAAAGCGGAAATAGAGGCACTACAACTGGCAATAAAGGCTCAGGAATATCAAACCCCCTCTGCCTTGCGTGCTTTGGTCATTCAATCCCTAGTCGGCGTTATCACTGACCCTGAGTCAAAACCCGGTCAAATCACGGCGGCTGCGAAGGTCCTTGGCACCGTTACAGAAGTGGCGGCCTTCACTGAGCGCAAAGAAGTTCGGACCATCACCAGCTCAGAAGATGCGCGAGCTTCGATCATGGCACAGCTCAAAGCACTGAGCAATGCCAGCGCCACCGATGCCCACATCATCGATGCGCAGGCGGATGAGCTGATGCGCGAATTGGCCGGCAGCGACACCCACCCACCCGCCACCACCCCAGATGCCAGCGAGGAGTCCCACGCATATACGCATACTATTCCACTTGAACGACTTCCCGCCCTTTCCAATGCTGAACTCCAAGCCAGCTACGACAAAATTTTCGACGACAAGGACCCACCCCCCTCATCCGAGGAGACCCCCCCGTCATCGTTTGAAAAGTGACCCCCCGGGGGGTATATTGCTTAAAAAATA